TTGCTCAAAAGGAAATTATGGATTCATATCTGATGGTAAATTCACAATTGATAATGGGAACGCTGGAGCTGATTTAGATTTTGGTGATACTGTAAATATAACTACTAACAGAAATGATGCTGACTTTACTATCAAAACTGGTAATGGAAAAATACAACTAAACACAACAGATGATGGTAAGGGTGGTACTGGACAAGTAGAACCTATGGCTAGAGCACAAACATTAGTTGATATTTTAGATGCTATGATTACCGCAATTTCAAATCAAATTTATGCAACTCCAGCAGGACCTACTGCTAAAGGCCCACTAAACCTACCAGAGTTTGAAAAAATTAGAGCTCAGTTAGACCAAATAAAATCAGTAAAAAACTTTACGGAGTAAAATTATGTCTTGGAAATTGTTCAAAGTAAATATGTTATTATACATGAACAATCCAGCCGGAGTTGTTGCATTTCCACAATATGCAGCTAAATTGGCTATGGAGTACGATATGTGTATGAGAAGAGGTGGTCAACTCATAAACAAAAATCCAATTGCAATGGGTAACATGCCTTTGTTTATCACTATGATGACTGTAGCTCACATAACCGCACTTTCTAAGGGAGTTCCTGCTCAACATGCTTTTTTAAAAGATGTTGGTAATGCAGTAAAAGGATATTGGACTGGAGCAACATTACTCCCATTCCCTACTCCATTAATACCAGCACCAGGTTCAGTACAAAATATAATAGCAAACTCAGCAATGGTAACTTCACCTGGCACATGGCCAAACGTTCCATTTGAAATCCCAACAGATTCTTGTTTATCATTTTTAGATATGATGGTTCTGTTTATGCAAATACATTTATTTAGTTTAAAGGGAATGTATATGACAACATCGTTATACCCTTCAGCACCATCTCCAATCCCAGGTCCTGGTGTTGTACAATGGATAGGTTATTCAATACCAAACATTCCATTTCCGGCTTTAAAGTTGGGTGGAGGACAATCTGCCGAAAACTTTGGAGAAGATGGAAACTTTGGTTCTTTGGATGGTGATACGTTTAGTGGAGGAAATGTACCAAACGATGATTTACAAGGAGAAAAAGCTGAACAAATAGATAATGAACTTAGAGCAAGATTATCAAGTGGTGGTACTTTGGAATCAAATTTAGATGATATTCTTAGAGCAGAAACTCAAAAAAACTTATTAGGTAGAACTCGTTTTTTTAAAGAGGCGGATTTACTTGTTGGTGAATTAATTAAGAAAGCAAAAGATGATAGAAATGATAAGGAATTACAAAAATCTTTAGTACAATTAAGACGAGAACTTGATGAAGAGCGAAGAAAGTGTTGTACTGATTGTTAATCCGAACCATAAAACTAAGTAAGATATATTTATATTAAGATAAAAGAAAAATTTTAGAAACAATGAATAACAAACAATTAATCAAAGTAGTAAAAGCGTTAGTGGAGGTTGAGGTTGCTAAGAAACATGAAAAGTTTCTTACAGAACAATTTCCAGCAATACTTGCTGAAGCGGTTAAGGGAACACAAAAATCTTCTAATAAAACTACAACAAATGTTGTTAGTGAAGAAGTAGACCCATTTAAAATGGCAGAACAAGTATTACAAACCGAAAGGTCAGAAGAACCTAAAAGAGTTTTATCTAAGAACCCAGCATTAAACGAGGTTCTAAATAATACAAAACCATTTTCTGCAGAACAAAGAAAAGGTACACCAACTACTAAATCAGTATTGGATAACTTTCAAAAAGAATCTGTAAATGAAAATGTAGATAAAACAGTAACATTTGACCAACAAGGAGCAGGAGCTGGATTAGGTGGTTTACGAGCAAACATGGCTGCACAAATGGGATATGGTGATATGCCAGGTGCAGGAGGAGCTAAACAAGGAGGATTGGGTGTACAGACTGGATTACCTGGTTTGGATAGAATACTAAACAGAGATAATTCTGCATTAGTTAAAAAATTTAAAAAGTAAGGAGTGAGTAGTGGCATACGTTCTACCAAAAAGAATAATTAAAGATACTGAGCCGGAATTCGATAACTATGCATATGGTTTTGAATTTCCGACTAATAGTGGTACTTTATTTAAACCAACGTATTCATCATTTGAGGCTGCTAAATCTAATTTAAGAAATCTTCTTCTTACTGCAAAAGGAGAAAGAATAATGCAACCAGACTTTGGTACTGGTCTACATGAACTTTTGTTCGAACAGATGGACGATGTTGAGTTTGAAGTAAAAATACAAAAGGTAATAACTGAAAGTGTAAACTTTTGGTTACCTTATATAAACATAGATGAAATTAATATTGAACTCACAAATGAAATGCGAGATAGAAATCAAGTGGGTATGGATATTAAATTTTCTATCGGAGATAATATACAGACGGATAATGTAACATTCGTAGTACAAGGGTAATTGATATGGCACTAAATACATCAAATAAAAGTAACAAGGGAAGAGATATAAAATATCTTAATAAAGATTTTGGCCAATTTAGAGAAAATCTAATTGAATATGCTAAAACATATTTCCCTACAACATATTCTGATTTTAATGAATCATCTCCAGGAATGATGTTCATAGAAATGGCATCTTATTTGGGAGATGTTCTTGGGTATTACATCGATGATACATTAAAAGAATCAATGTTACACTCTGCTGAAGATAGAGATAATGTAATGAACTTAGCATACTTTTTAGGATATAAACCAAAAGTAACCTCAGCAGCACTAACCACAATATCTGTTTATCAACTTGTTCCAAGTAAAAGAAAAGCAAGTGGAGATTTGTATGATGGTGATAATAGATTTGAATTAGACCCTGGATATTTAGTTCGAATTAAAGAAGGATTAGAACTTACAGCAAGTACTGGTACTGTTTTCAGAACAACAGACCTTGTTGATTTTAATGATACAACTGATAGAGAGATAAGTGTTTATCAAAGAAACGCATTACAAGAACCTACGTTTTACTTAATAAGAAAATTTGTACCTGCAATATCTGCAGAAGTAAAAACAATTACTAAGACTTTTAACAGTCCTAAAGAGTTTGATACAATTAATTTTTCAGATACTAATATAATTCAAATTTATGATGTAAGAGATTCAAATGGAAACAAGTGGTATGAAGTTCCTTATCTTGCACAAGAACTTGTTTATACTGATTACGTTAACTCAGACCAATTTGATAAAGATTTAGCACAATTTAAAGATTCAGTATCACAGATTTTAAAGGTAACTAAGACATCAAGAAGATTTACAACAAAAGTAAATGAAGATAATACTATGAGTATTGTATTTGGTGGAGGAAATTCTACATCATCTGATGAAACTCTTTTACCAAACTTTAAAAATGTAGGGTTGGGATTAAATAATTCAATCGATAGATTAAGTGCATCATTCGACCCTGCAAACTTTTTGAAAACAAAATCATATGGACAAGCACCAAGTAATACAACTATTACTGTAAAATATTTAGTTGGTGGTGGTGTTGAATCAAATGTATCCAAAGGTGAAATTAAAAGAATTACAAAAATAGAATTTGATGAAGATTTAAGTTTGTTTGATGATGATGAACTACAAATGTATGGAACTGTTAAAAACTCGATTGCTGCAGAAAATGAAATTCCAGCAAGTGGAGGTAGGGGTTCAGAAACTATTGAAGAAATAAGACAAAATGCACTTGCATTTTTTGGTTCTCAAAATAGAGCAGTAACAAGAAAAGATTATCAAGTAAGAGCATTAGCACTACCTGCTAAGTATGGTGGGGTTGCTAAAGCATATGTTGCACCAGATGGGGAGTTAGATAACAATTCACCATCTTCAATATTAAACACACCTAATACTTTAGATGAATTTACAGGATTAGTTCAACAATTAAGTAGTGATAAAAAATCAGAAACAGAAATAAAAACAGAATTACAAAGATTTTTAATTGGTAAAGTTGGAAGTAATGAAAAAAATAATCCTTTTGCAATTAATTTATATACACTTGGATATAATTCAAGTAAAAACTTAACACTTCTTAACAAGGCAGTGAAGGAAAATATAAAAACATATTTATCAGAATATAGAATGTTAACAGATGGTGTTAATCTATTAAATGGTTTTATAATTAATATTGGTGTTGATTTTGAAATAATGGTTTATAACTCATATAACAAAAGAGAAGTAATGTTACAATGTATCACAGAAATTGAAAATTATTTTAATATAGATAATTGGGCATTTAACCAGGCAATTAATTTATCTGAACTTGAACTGATAATAGCAGGAGTTGAAGGAGTACAATCAGTTCCAAAATGTGAGATAGTAAATAAATGTGGAGGCACATATTCTAAACACAAATACAATATTAAAAATGCTACAAAAGGAAAAATGGTTTTTCCATCATTAGACCCTTCAGTATTTGAATTAAAATATCCTGGTAAGGATATAAAGGGGAGGGTTGTATAATGTATTATTTCGTAACAGCATCAAAAGATGCAACAATTTATTTACAACAACCTAGTCAAAATACTGGTTTAGATGAAATATTAGAAATTTCTAAAACTTACTATGGAAGTTTAAAAGATATAGCACATTCGCTCATAAAATTTGAAACAACTCCACTTTCACAATCTATTGTAAGTGGTGATATAACAATGAGTTCAGCAGATATGATTCTTAGAGAATGTGAATCATCTGAAATTCCAATTGATTATACAATTTATGCATATGCAGTAACCCAATCATGGGAAATGGGTATTGGTACTCGTTTCGATGATATTACAACCGATGGTGTTAGTTGGGATAAAGTAAGAACTGGTGTTAATTGGTTATCGCTTGAAGAACACTCTTCCGATACAACTGGTTCATTTAATGGTAAGGGAGGAACTTGGTTTACTGGTTCATTCTCAACACAATCATTTTCATACGAAACATCTGATATTCAAATGGATGTTAAAACAACTTTAGATAGTTGGATAAGTGGTTCTTTACCAAATGAAGGATTTATTTTAAAATATAGTTCATCACTAGAAAGTGATGTAAATGATTACGGACAATTAAAATTCTTTTCAAAAGAAACAAACACTATTTACCAACCTAAGTTAAGAATTGGTTGGGATGATTCTTCATTCTCTACTGGCTCTTTAACAGAACTTACCGCTGATGATATTCATGTAACGTTTAAAAGATTAAAGACCAGATACAAGCGTGGAAGTAAACCTCAAATCAGAGTTTTCGGAAGAGAAAAATACCCTCTTAAAACATACACTAATGAATACTCATATACAGATGTATATTTTTTACCATCAACTACTTATTATCAGGTAAAAGATGTATTAACTGATGAGATAATAATACCATTTGATGATGATTATACAAAAGTTTCGTGTGATGCAAATGGTAACTATTTTAAATTAGATTTAACCAATTGGGAATATAATAGAGACTACTATATTCAGATTAAAACTAATAGAGATGGTGTTATAGAATATTTTGAAGATAAGGATTTAACTTTTACGATAGAGAAATAAAATGGCGTTAGATAATAAATTTAGAGTTTCAGAATTGGTACAGAGTGGTTCACGTGCAATCATCTCTGAGGACCCTGTTTCTAAAACTCATACATTTATTGATGGTTCTACTACCATAGTTTCTCAATCTGTTTCTGAACCATATGAACACATAGAGGGTGAACGAGATGGTGAATTAACAAACTTTATTGAAAAGCCAAAGTATGATGAAGAACAATTAAAGAAAGCAGTTGATACAGAGATTGATGAATTAATACTTCCTCCTCCAAGACCAACTCCTGAAGTTGTTCCCAAAGAAATATATGATGATTTACTAGAAAGATATAATCAAGCTGTAGCAGATTTAGCAGAAGCAAATGCAGAAATAGCAAGATTAAATGCTGAGATAAACAGATTAAATGGTGAAATACAATCATTACTTTCTCAATTAGATGCTGCACAGGTAGGTAGAACAATTGCTGAAAATCAACTACAACAACAAGCTAGTTCATTTGGTGATTTAAGTGCTAAATTTTCACAAGCTATTATTAAAGCAACAAGAGAGGCATCAGCAAGAGTATCTCTTCAAGCACAAGTTGCAGGTTTAGATGCTCAGAAAGAAACACTTAGAGAACAAATACTTGGATTGAGACAGATTGTTGCATCACTACAAGGACAGGTAGAATCTCAATTAGCAATATTAGATGCACAGATTTCATCTGCAGAGGCAGCTCAACAAGCAGCACAAGACATGATATCAGGTAATCAAGCAACAAGTACTGCAGTAGCAAGTGGATTTGAAGATATGGGTGATGGTGATATATTCGTTAAATTTAAAGATGGAAAAGAGGCTTCTGGTAATCTTAAAGTTGTAATTGCTACTAAAGTAAAAAGTTATAGTGGACCTGGTAAATGGTATGGTGGTGAAACCCTTGAAATACAAAATTTAAAAGATGATGATGTAACTGTAAATAGTGTTAGTGTAAGAGTAACTTCACAACAAGGAGGTTCATGGAGAGGTACTAAGAATTGGTTTAAACCAGCAGCTCAACCAAATGTAGCTAGAGGTAATAAAGGTTCTGTAACTTTTGTAGCAGAAAAATGGATTCACGGACAAAATAGTGGACCAAATCAAATAGAATCATCACAAGATTTACATGGTAAAAGTTGGGGGGTGGCATCTAGGGATGCGCATACCCATACCGGTGACTTTGAATTAACAATTAAATGTGATGATGGGTCAACCCTAAAGAAAACATTTGGATGGAAAATAATTAAAAATAAAACAAGTGGACCTTAATAGATAAAAATGGCGATAAAAGGATTTAAAGAAGTAGTAGAAAAGAAGGGATACCGACTTGATAACAAAGATAGACAAATCTTTGAAAAAGAAATCAGGCGTGGATATTTCGGATTTGATGTTGGTGATATTATCGAATTTGTAATCTATGATGCATCTGATAATCAATTACCACAAGAATCTGTTAATGGTCATAAAGTAAGGTATATAAACTATACTGATGAAAATATTAAAGCATATTTTGATAAAGTACCTGAAAATAAGTTTAACAAAAAATCTAATAATGCTAAAGAGTATTTTATAGATACTGAAAAACTTATTAAAGAAGCTGGATATTCTAATGGAGTATTCAAAACACAAATTACTTTATTAAACAGACGATTAGGTTCTGAACCAAGGTTGTTTGATAAAGTTTGGATTCATGAAATATCACCATCAAGAACAGAGGTAAGAGTACTACCAGTAGTAGAAGATGGAACATCAATTCCTAATTCTGATTTACAAGAAAGATATGATACTTTTGTAAATTGTGGAATATTTACGGCAGATGTTTTAGTATTCTTTGATGAATTTGTAGACCAATTAGATGTTACAAAGGTTGTCAAGAATATGTTAATGAAAAAAGGAACAATATCTGAAGGACAGGATTATATAAAATTAATTGAACAAGAATTCAAACTTGTAAATTTTGAAGTTTACATGACACGAGTTAAAAAGTTATTTCAAGAAATTATTGATAACTATCGTATGAATAGGTATTATAACCCATTTGAAGCAAATTACGGTCAATCAACTGGAGATAGTTTTGGTATTGAGTTTGATATTTCAAAAGTTGCCGAAGAAGTTTGTGAAATGGCTTCTAATGCTGCGGAATATTCTTTACCAAAACAAGCTATACGATTAAATACTTTTAAATCTCGAAGTCAACAAAGAACAATTGATAGTGTAAAACAATTATTACTAACAGTAAGAAGTAATGAAACATATACATCTTCAAGACCTGCAGCGATGGCTGCACAAATACGAGGATGTACAGACCCTACGGCAAGAAATTATAATCCAAGAGCAACTATATCTTCACAATGTGTGTACAACATTAAAACTGCAAAGTACAAAAGTATTAAAGTTTGTAATGATAGAGAAGCTGAAAATTATAATAAAGATGGAAACTGTGTATATGCACCAAGATGTCAAGATAGAAACGCATCAAACTATGGAGCAAAAGGAGCATGTGTATATCCTGCACCACCTCCACCACCTCAACCACCACCAAATCCTCCACCACCAAGACCTAGAGGCAGTTCTACAAGATATGGTATAAGTTCAAGTTGGGTTACAGGTATGCCTATTGCTGCAGGAGGTAGAGTATTAGTACAAATAAGTGTACAAGCTAGTCCAGGTGGTGCGTTTATCGGTAAAAAATTTGGTTCTGGTTCTAAAAAAGCCTTTATTAAAAGTAAACCATCTTGGGTGACCATTCAATATGGTACGAAACCATTCAGTTACACAAGTGGAAAATGTACATTAAGAGTTAATGTATTAGAAAATTCTGGTAATGCAAGAAATGGAACTATTGTAATTGGTTCTGATTTACCTGGTAATCCAACTACATCAATTACTGTTAGTCAAGTAGGTAAAACTATTGTAATAAAAAAGGACCCACCAAAACCAAAACCACCAACTCAAATTCCTTTTAGTACAAATGGACCCAATCCAATAACGATGCAAGCAAATGGTGCAGCATACGGACCGAGGACTATTACAGTAAACGCTCCTGCAGGAGTGAGATGGAGCGTAGAAGAAAGTGGTACTGCAGTTCATGGAATTCAATGGTCAGCTACTAGTCAAGTTGGTCCAGGTAAATTATCAGTAAGAGAAGTATTTCCATCCACTAGTACTAGAGAAACAACTGGACGTATTAGAATTAAATGTGGTAATACACATAGAGACCATAAAATCGTACAAATGGCCGCTCAATTTGGTATGGGATATGGTCAACAGGGTAGCAAAGGAGTTCAAAATCAATCAGCATATGCAGGAGCTACAGCATTTTAATAGGTAAGGAAACAAAATGGCACAACCAAATAGAAAAGGAGCTTATAACGGAGAAAATGTAGATGGCTATGTATGGTCAAATCTCACCGGTGGGTGGATAAATCTATCAGGTCTCTCTGGTTTGGGTAGTACTCTTACTGCTTTTAATACTCCTATTCAAATAGATACTAATGCTATAATGCAAAATATCCAAAATAGTGATTTTGGAAAAAACATGGCTGCAGTGTCAAAAGGAATAGCTAAAATGGATGGTAAGGTTGTTGGTGATGGTGGTTCTCAAAGTGCTACGATTACCTCCCTTAACTCCATACAGAACTCTGGAGCCTTTAGAAACCCTGTTGTTACCAATATAAATCAACGAAATCAAGTCATTGGAATAAATAATGATGGCAGACAAAATTTAGGTGGCAGTGGAATTGGAGATATATTTGAGAATGAAGATACTGATATCTTTTTTCCTGCATTTGATTATGGTTTTGTATTAACATGGAATTCAAGTCCTAACGTACCTGGTATGGTTGTTAGTAATAGTGGTAGTACAAAAACAGGTTGGACTACAAAAGATTTTATAGCATCAAAAACTTTTAAAGCGAAAGCAGGAGGTTATGGTGAATCGGCTGATGTTTATAGAGTTCAAAGAAAGGAAACCTCAGCCCCTAGATTCAATTCAAGAGGAGTTCAAGCAGGTTATATTGTAGAAATATTTAAAAATGGTGCACTAGTTGGTACAATCACTGCAGGTAAAAAATCATTTATAGGAACTTTTGGATTTAAAGCACTACCAAAAGAAGATATTATTCCACCAAAAGTTGGAGTTAATGTTTCATGTGATATCACTACACCAAATGGAGTTTCTGCAGTAGTACAAGTTGGTAATCAAAAAGAAACCTCAAATAATGGTGAAGATTTAGTAGTAAGAGATTCTAGTGCTTCTAGTGCAAATCTTAATGTTAACTTATCTGGTACTGATTCACTTTGTAATTATGCATATGAACTTGTAGATGCAGGTGGACGTTTAGTACAAACTACTCAAGATAAAAATTTTACAAAAAATAATCTAGCAGCTGGTGCATATACATTAAAAATAACAGTAAGTAAAACAAATGTACCCCCATTACCAGACACATCACCATCATATAGATATAGAAGAGAAACTTACTATGTAGATGATACAAAAACAGTTGGTTCTGTTGCATCAGGCCCTAGAGCAGTTAAAACAGAGGCTGATATTATTAATGGAGATACTGTTCTTTATTTTGGTGATGGGCAAAATAATGGAGATAATATTCAGATAGAATATAGTTCTACAAATGCAGATTATGTAAGATACACAATTGGAACATCAGAAACAAAACTTTCAACAAGTGGTGTAGTTGAAATTTCTGAATTTGATTTGTATAAAGGTAATGGTACTTATACATTATATTTTCAAGCAGTAAGTAGAACAGATGGTAGTGGTAATATCGTACCAGTTAAATTTACTGCAGTTAGAAAAGATTTACTACCAGGACCAGATATTAGAACTATTGAGTATCCACAACTTATAACTGGTAAGGATTATCAAGGATATAACGTTGATTTTGAAATATCTTGGACATCTATAAATACAAATTATGTTGATATTTGGATTAATGAAATTGGTGATAAAACTAAATTAGCATCTAAAAGACCTGCAGATGGTGTACAATCTTTTAACATTAAAGATGTATTAAGAAAAGCAGGAAATAGTTTAGATGAAGATACTGATGCTGTAACCTTTACTTTAAAATTAATTCCTTATAATGAAGAGGGTGATGAAAAAACCGCGGGTAAAACAGAAACAGTTCAGATTCAGTTTGATAAAGGAAATATTAAATTAAGAAGAGATATTGTTTTAAGTGATATAAAAGAAAGTATTTGTAATTTATTTGATACAAGTATATTAGATGGAGATAATTCGAAATACTTAACTCACTTAATGCATTTTGGAAATGCAAATAATAAAATAATTGCATCTTGGGATATTGATTACGAAACTTTTTCAGAGTATCAATTTGATGAAGAAACTGGTGAAAGAAGTAAAGTACCCGGTACTGAAGAGAAATCTCTTGTATTTAAATTATACGAACCACTTCCACGAGAAGTACAACCAAATGAACAGATTTGGGTTTCTAAAATTCAATCAATTCCATATGTAGAACAAGTTACCATTATAAATGAAGAGTTTGAAGATTGTGTTGAACTTTCTCCAAACTTTGGTACAACTATATGTGGTGGTGAAAACATTGGATTCCAATTATATGATGATTTAATAGCAAGTGGTTCTTCTTCTTCTACAAAACTTTTAACAGAGTATGTTAGTGGTAGTGGATTTGATTTGAAAAAACTTGATATAAACTTTGTAAGTTCATCAAGAGAAGTTAGTGGTTCTATTTTTATTGATGGTGAATCAACTTATGCATGGAATAATTTTGTAAAATATTCTTCTGCAGGAGAAAGAGTAAATAATTTTGTTTATAAAATAAAACTAATGGAGTTTTATGAAGATAAAATAAACAAATTAGAATCTGGTTCATTCTATACAGGCTCAGTAACACTCAAAAATGAAATCAATAGAAACTCACAATCTATACAAGAAGTAAAAGATAATTTTGATGCATTTGAAACTTTCTTATTTACATCATCATCGATAGATGGATTAACTTATCCAGGTGCAGGAGGAACTATGGTTTCTGCATCTGATTCAACTGAAGCACAAACTTGGATAAATACAATTGGTTTAAGTGCACAAAACTATGATTTTTATAACAAAGATTATTTAATAAATAACTTACCACTTCATGTTCAGAATTCAGAAGATTCAGAACAATTTAAAATGTTCTTTAACATGATGGGTCATCATTTTGATGTACTTTATTCATATACAAAAGCAATTGCTAAAAAGAAAAACTTAGAACATAAATACGATATTGGTATTAAAGATTCTTTATTATCTCAAATGTTACAATCATTAGGATGGGATACTAAAGTACCTGCAAAAGCTCAATCTCTTTGGGAGTACGCGTTTGGTGAAACTGAAGATGGAACATCTACATCTTCTATGACTGGTAAACAAATGCAAAATCAGATATGGAGAAGATTATTAAATAATTTACCATATTTATTAAAACATAAAGGTTCAAGTAGAGCTTTAAAAGCAGCACTTTCTTGTTATGGAATTCCATCATCTATGTTAACTATAATGGAATTTGGTGGACCAAGAAATGCAGATGGTGGTACAACTAAATTCTCATTCGAAGATAGAACAGCAGCATTGAATATTAGCGGTTCTCAATCAGTAATAGTACCATGGAAACAATATAGTGAAACATCTGATTATCCAAATGCTGTTGAATTAAGAATTAGTTCAGATATAAGACAAGACCAAACATTTGTAACAAGTTCATTATGGAGTGTTGGTGTAGAACATTTTAGTGGTAATCAAGCTAAATTAAAATTAACTGTTGCAGATTCTACGAATCATTACTCAGTAACATCATCGGCATTCCCATTTTATAATGATGAATATACACAAGTTATAGTACAAAAAAGTAATAATACATTTACTGTATTCGGTAAAGAAGCATTTCAAGGTAGAATACGAAGTGAAGTTTCCGCTTCAATTGAAGTTGAAAATCATATTTGGCAAACACCTACCTCATTACAAATTGGTGGTGTAAATATGACTGGTTCAATAGATGAATTTAGATATTGGACAACTCCATTATCTGAATCAAGAATGGATAATCACACTTTGATGCCAGATGCAATTGATGGTAATCATCACTCATCATCTACTGAAGATTTAATATACAGATTAGATTTTGAATATCCAAAAGATAGAAACGCTGATACTACAATTAAAAATGTATCTATAAACGAGAGATATGTTGAACCATTTGCTACCGCAAGTGGATTTGATTCTATTACAGAATATCCATATCATTACACACCATATGAAAGAACTGTAACAGCAAATGTTCCTTCAAGTGGGTTTAACGTTTCACAAAAATTTAGATTTGAAGAACAACAAGGATTAAGTGAAGATATAGAATATGGATTAACTCTTTCTTACAGAGAACGTTCAACTAAAAAATCTTTCGATACATCTCCTATCGATTCAAATAGATTAGGATTATTCTTTTCCCCAATTAAAGAAATAAATATGGATATTTTAAAATCCATAGGGCAGTTTGAATTGGATGATTATATTGGTAATCCATCAGATGAATATGAGTATGAATATAGAGATTTAAGAATTTTAAGAAATTATTATTTTGAAAGATATAGTTTAAACTTATACGAATATATTCAATTAGTAAGATATATTGACCAATCATTATTTGAGGTATTAGAATCACTTGTACCTGCAAGAGCTATTGTATCAAGTGGATTATTGATTGAACCACATATACTTGAAAGAAATAAAGTAAAAAGAACTAAACCTCAAGCAGTAGATTTTGGTTCTAAATTTCAAGATGGGGAGATTGATGCTAGAGAAGCTTATCAATTAGCAATGATTCCAATAACACAATGGCCAGCTGATTTAAAATTACAAGAACAAGTAAGATTAGCAGGTTTACAGAATCAATATGATTCTTTTATTCAAAATATAAATCCAAACTTCCAAGGTACATTCCAAAATTTAATTGGTAGTTTAAGGGATTTATCTCCAACATTTGTTTCAACGTATGATTTAATTGATGGTACAATTACTGACTCAAAAGTTGTTGATAAAATTTTAAGACAATTCGAAGCGTTTGGTGCACAAGACCAAGTAGGACTTGATACAGATAGTATAGCAAATGGATTAGCAGGTATAACTGCACAGAATGGATTCGCATATATAACCAAATTGGATGGTCGGGGTAATTTAATAAAAGAACATAAACAAGTATTTCTTGTAACTGAAACTTTTACAATCAAAGAACCTATACAAATAAATTCAGATGATGCATCACTAGGAACAGAACTACAAGATGTAACAAAAACAAAAAAATATATAGTATTTGCTGATATTACAGATAATGGACCACAAGTTGGCCAACCTGGTAAATTTGGTGGAACTGTCACTTCGGTTGAAAGAGTAAATTCAAATGGTGGTAAACTTCGTGGTATTGGTACATTGGGTGAAAAGTATGGAAAACGTAGTTTTAAAAATCGTTCAATACAAACTAGTGGAACAACTTTAGATGGTAAATCACCGATAGAAACTTTCTGTACTAACCCGAATATTCTTAAAGTATCTGATGCTGGAAGGGGTAGTGGAGAACCAATTTTAGAAGTAGATGTTAAATAAATAATTAATTTTATAAAATAGTTATATTTATATATTGAAAACAAGAGGAATAAATTATGGCATATTTAGATAATTCAGAAATTACAGTTGATGCTATCCTTACACGAAAGGGTAGAGAACTTATGGCTAATGGTCAAGGAATCAACATAACAAAATTTGCATTAGGTGATGATGAGATAGATTACTCATTATATGAACCAGCACATCCAAAGGGAAGTGCATATTATGATGCAGCAATTAAAGCAATCCCAATTACAGAAGCTTCACCAGATGAAACTCAAGTATTGAAATATAAATTGGTAACTTTACCAAAAGGTACTAAAAAGATTCCACAAGTGGAATTTGGTATCCCATCTATTTCAGTAAGTCAGAATTCAGGTCAAGTTTCTCTAACACCAACAACTTCACCAGCAGGAAATTCTCAACTAGGATATACTGTTATACTTTCTAACAAAAACGCAGGTTCTGTTGTGGGTAGTGGAATCGCAGCTGGTAGTGGTACTGTTCCTTTAACTCTTGGAGAGGAAATTACAACAACTGCAGCAATTGAAGTTGGACAAGATTTTCAATTTGTTCCAAACCCAAGTATTACACAAACAATTAAAACAACGATTACTGTATATGGAAATGAGACCGGAGGTTCACAAACTATTCCAGTCACAGTAACCTATGTACAACCAACATAATAACGGAGAAAAAAAATGGCAAATATAGCAGGACAAGCAGGAGTAAATTTATCAGCTGATTTAGCATCATATCTATCTCAAAATAATGGTAACCTAACCTCTGAACAATTAACCGGAATCATCAACAACTATTTAAGTGGTGGTGATAAGGTACAAGCACAAGGTGGAAGTATTTCTACTGGTGTTTATAAAAGATTTGGAGAGTTTGATACCGTGCAAGGTAAGGTAGATACAGTAACTTCTGGACTGTGGTCTGGAGATACTGGTTCAATGACAGCCTTTTTTACCTCTTCAACACAAACAGAAGCAACTAAAGAATATTATTTAAATGTGTATGATAAAGACCCTGCAACCGATGAGAGTTCTACTGTACAATATGCAATTGCATTTGGAAACAAATTTGGAAGTGGTTCAACTTCTTTAGCAAATGATGATAATTCTACTCAAGCAACGAAAGCAACATACGCACAGTATCGTTCTATATTACTCGAAGAAGAAGATGAATTATTTTCATTCACATCTGCTTCAGGTGGAACACATGATTCAGAAGATATTTTTGTAATCAATGTTGCTAGAGCAAGATACAAAGAAACTATGGACCCAGGTAACATGGAATTCATTTTAAGTGGTTCTAATGGTACACAAAGATTTATTGATGATAGTGGTAAGAAATTCTCTAATACTGTTGGAAAAGCGGGTAGAGTATTTAATATAGTAAGTGGTTCACTTAATTTAGGAACTGAAAATGACCCAACAGTTGCAGAAAACTATTCAAGTGGTACTGCAAATGGCCAAGGATTTGGATTATTTTATCCAGACCAAGGATTGGTTGTACTTAATCCTGCTGCTTTAAAAGCAACAGTTGGTACTTCAATAGATAGTGGTTCTGCTGGTGGTTCTTGGTTGAGTAAAACTTTTGTTTATGAAGGTCAAAATTCTTACTTACTACACAATATGTTAAGTGGTGGTTCTGATTTCCAAGCAAGAAGAGTAGAAAACGTTTCTACTTCTCATTACTTTGTAAGAGCACAGAACAGAGAATTTAACTTCTCAAACAACCCAACATTTATAACAGGTTCAGATGGTACATTTAAAGAATCATCATTTGAAACTGACCCAAGAACTTATATTACGGCAATTGGATTGATGAACGATGCAAATGAAATTTTAGCAGTAGCTAAAACTTCACAACCTATTGAAAAATCATTCGATAAAGAAGTACTTATAAAAGTTAAACTTGATTTCTAAAAGAACTTAACCTATAATCAACCCCACCACGAGTGGGGTTTTTTGTTTCCATATATTTATATAGAGGAATTACAGTATGTTAAAAAATATAGCTAAATCAAACGTTCAACAGAGAAGTTTTAAGGTGTATAAAAAGTTTTATGCATCTGAGGGTGATTATCCTGTCATAAAATTATATGATAAATCATCTGCTCTTCATGCTCAAAGTGGAAGTTTTGATGCAAATACATTTGAAAGAACTATAAGTGGTTCTATTATAGATTCGTATCACAAACATCCAATGTACAAATCAATTAGACATAAATACTTTATTCAAAATGATTTAGTAAAAATGTTTGGACCTATTTCTAACCTTTATGATTTTTCAAATGAGAGAAGGTTAGAAGAAACAATTTATGTAATTGATATAGACCAAATAAAATATGGTGAAGGAATAAAACCTTCTTCTATTAGTTTAACATCCCCACAAATTGCATCTGGTTCCGAAGTTACTGATGATGGTAAAGGCGTTTTAAGAGCAAGAACTACCGAATATCAATGGACCAGAATGGATATGAATCAGTTTCAAAATAATTTTTCAAAAGGAGTTGATATTGTATTTGTAGATAATAATACTCAACCAATTACCATTAGGGCACAACAACCATATGGTATTGATTTTAATAATCCATTAGTAAAACTAACTTGGGAAGGTGATACAGATGATAGAACTATTCAAAGAATGGATGCTTTTACTGATACACTCCAAACAGGTAGTCAAGGTCAGATTACAATAGCAGAAGGATTAAACTTTTTAGGTTCTGGTTTAGAGAATGTACAAGTAGGTAATGTATTTTATGCAGATGGTTTAATTGTATTTACTACACTTGCTGAACAAGAAGAAGATGTTACTGATTATGATTTAGAATATCGTTCTACAAAAACAATACATGAATTAGAAGTACTTTGTCAAGCAGGAGATTGTGAATTTAACTACTCACAAAATCCATCAGCAATAGATGTTACTGTGAGTGGTTCTTATACTTTCCGTCCAACACCAACAGGTCCAAAACGATTTGGGAGAAGGAGAAATTGGGATAGTGAACCAATTAGAATTAAAGAAATAACAACAATTGATAGAACTGCAGAATATTATGGTTCTGTAACAAGTTCTGAAACTGGTGATTATGTAACTGGTTCTTGGGATGATTATTATAACTATTCACTAACAGACCCAACTGGTTCATATTTAACAACATTCGTATCAACAATAGGGTTGTACGATGATAACAATAACATGGTAGCAGTAGCAAAGTTACCACAACCAATAAAGAAATATCCAGATATGGCGGTGAATTTTATCGTTCGTATGGATTTATAATATATTTATACTTATATAAAAGGAGAAACAACTATGGCTTCAATAAAAGACTTATACGATAAATCAGAATTTTCAAAACTAGCTGATAAGGGAAAAGATAAAACTCCTATCTCAGCAGGTGATTTTGATTTAAAAAAGTTATCTAAAGATGAGAAAGCACTTAGTGCTGCAAGAGGTGGTAAACTAAACCAAACATCATACTCATCTACTGTTAAATACTAAATTAATCTCATTTGAGTTTATTGATTAATCGTTCCAAAAAATGGGGATTTATTCACATACCCAAGACAGGTGGTACATCCATAACTGCTACTCTTAAGAAACAAAACGGTACTGAATACGTTTCTACATCTCATAATCATATAGGTAAATTTGAAAATATAAAGGATTACTATATTTTTTGTATAGTAAGAAATCCTTTTACTCGATTTGCATCTGCCTATTATCATCAAACAAGAAAAGATGGATTTATGAGTGTACGAAAATTTATAGAATCAATCTATGAACATGATTATTTATTTTTTCCCCAAAGCTACTTTATCACTAATGGAAGTTCAGAAACTAAAAAAACTAGCTTCATCGGTAGATATGAAAATTATGAAAACGATATCAAACATATTTTTCAAACAATTGGTTTAAACGAAACACTACCGCACTTAAACCGTAATCCAATCTATGATAAACATCCTGCATTAAATCAACAATCTTTTTACAAACATATGTATCAAGAAGAATGGATGAAAGATTGGGTACGAGAGAGGTATAAAAATGATTTCAAAATTTTTAACTATGAGTTGGACATATAATGGACAAATAATAACAGAATTAGCAGACATGCCAGTTGGCACGTTTGGTTTTATATACAAAATAACAAATGGTAAGACTGATGAATACTATATTGGAAAAAAACAAGTGGTATCAATCAGAAAACGTAAATTCGGAAAACGAGAGATAGCAGCATTAGAAGATAAAAGAATGAAAAAATACGAGATGGTTCATAAAGAATCAGATTGGAAACAATATCGTTCATCTAATAGTGTTGTTAAGGGTTGGTTTGAAGAAAACGAAAGATTATTAAAAGAAGATAATAGAGATGCTATCAATGATAGATTAGAGTTGAGAATTCTTAGATTTTGTTTTAATAAGAAATCCCTAACCTATTATGAATTACAAGAACAATTTGCACACGATGTATTATCAGATGAATTATCACTAAATGATAACCTTTTAGGAAAGTTTTTTAGAAAAGATTTGGAATAATCGAAAAAAGTTCGTATATTTGTATAAAACATAGCGTATATTAAAAAAAGTTACAAATAATTTGTATATTTAAATTATTTTTCGTATCTTTATAGAGTTTAAAGTAGTAACCATGCTTTCACACCACGAAAAACAATCAGTTGTAAACATATTAGATGATGTCTTAGGACCAGGTACATCCATGAAAGGAGATGAACAAGCACACTATTGCCCGTTCTGTCATCATCACAAGAAAAAGTTACAGATAAACTTACAAAGCCAAAAGTGGCATTGTTGGGTTTGTGATTCCAAAGGGAAACGAATCCAAAGTTTACTTAGAAGATTGCACGTAGATTCTCATAAGTTAAAAAAGATATATGAGATTTATGGTGATGATTATGTTGTATATAGTAATAATACCGAAGATGAAAAGGTAGAGTTAAGGTTACCAAACGAGT